TTATATACAGATTGTTGGTTCTGCTGATACTGCATTAAAGTACGACTTTCATAATATTGCAATAGTAGCTGCAGAAGGTGCTAATAAAACTTGGTTCATTCAGTTAGGTTATGGTGCAACAGGCGCTGAAATGATTGCAGATGGGACTTATTCTGAACTTGTATTTACTCCACAGTCTGTAAATGGTAGACCCGCTTCACTACCTATCATGCAAAGACGTGCGCCTGCTGGTTCATTGGGTTGGGCGCGTTGTTTGTGTAGGAATACCGCCACCCACTGGTTAGACTTTTATATCGGGATGCACTTTTACGAAGGATAAGGAGAAATTATGGAATATAAATCGCTTGTAAGTGAAACAAAAGAAGTTGACGGCAGAAGGGTCGCTGGATTCGCTGCCATCTTTGGCAACATTGATCTGGGCGCAGATCGGATCCACAAAGGTGCGTTCAAAAAAACCATCAAGGAAGGCATGGATCACATCCGCCATTTATGGCAGCATAACTTCAGCGATCCTCCGATTGCGGTTATTAATAACCTCGAAGAAGTATCAGCCGGGAAGCTCCCGGATTATATCAAAGAGAAATTCCCGGATGCTACTGGTGGGTTGTTAGTAGAGCGGGAATACTTAGACACTCCGCGCGGAGAAGAAGTGCTGCAGGGCATAAACAAAGGTGCTATCAAGGAGATGTCATTTGGTTTTGATCCTGTCAAGTTTGATTTTGAAGAGGGTGAAGGCAAAGGTACGCTAATTAGAAACTTACGCGAGTTGAGGTTATGGGATACCTCAGACGTAAACTGGGGCATGAATCCCGCTACTGTTGCAGCCAAGGCAGCCGTTCTTTTCAAGGACACTGGCGCGGTTGATGAAGAGTGGCAGGCCCCAACGCTTGAGAGTTTTACAAGCGGATTATGGGATGATCTATCAGACGCGGAGAAAAGCAGGGTGAAGAGCCACTATGCTTATGCCGGACAAGATGCGTTTGATAATATCAAATTTGCTCATCATAAGGTGATAGACAATGGTATTGGTCCGGTAGTTTGGAAAGGCGTGGCAGGTTGCATGGCTGCGCTGATTGGGGTAAATGATATTCCCGAAGTAGATCTTAAGGGAGTATATGAACACCTATCCCAACACTATAAACAATTCGATAAAGTACCGCCTGATTATAAGTTCGTTGAAGCCATGAGCAAAACTCTGGCGCTATCCGAAGAAGAGATAGCCTCGGCGCTTGCAGGATACTTCAACAGTCGGGCGCAAGGTATCGAATTAGCGTTTTCTAATTTGAAAGAGCTGTTGCTTACAGCCGAGCCGTGGGAAACTGACAAATGTAATCCCGCACTCACTGCAGCCACACTACAACGATTAGAACTATTACAAATTTCAATTAGATCATTATAAAGGACAACAAAATGGATGCAAAAAAGATTAGATTAGAGCTTGAAGCAGTAGTTGCTAAAGCTGCCGAACTCGCGAAAGAGTGGGAAGGCAAAGAAGGCGAACAGCCGATAGAAGTTACTGATGAGATCAGTCGGCTTATCAAAGAAGCTACTGGATTACAGGCCAAGTTAGTTGAAGCCTTAGAGTTAAAGGGAATTTCAGACTTCCTGACTAAAGGCACGGGAACCAAAGGCGCTATTCAAGGAATGGCTGCAGATGATGTTCCTCCAGTAGAAGGAACAATGGGCTTCAAGACTTTGGGCGAACAGTTATACAGCGTTGCTAATGCAGGACGCGGTTATACTGACCGAAGGTTGATCGAACAGAAACAGACCGGCATGAGTGAGGGCGTACCTGCTGATGGTGGGTTCTTGGTTCAGGAAGATTTCTCATCCGAACTGCTCAAGCTGGTATTCTCCGAGGGGGAAATTCTAAGCCGTGTTCACAGAGTACCAATTTCAGCTAATTCCAACAGCCTACGAGCTAACTACCTCGATGAAGGAAGCCGTGCAGACGGATCCCGCTGGGGTGGGGTGCTTGCTTATTGGAAAGCGGAAGGTGCAACGAAACTTGCAAGTAATCCGACATTTGGACAGATTTTACTTGAGCTTAACAAGCTGATTGGTCTGTGCTACGCTACAGACGAGTTGCTTCAGGATGCGGTTGCATTAGAATCAATCATTAGTTGGGCGTTCCAGATGGAATTCACATACCAACTCGAAGCAGCGATCATCAATGGAACGGGAGCAGGACAGCCCTTGGGTATTGTCAACTCCCCGGCATTTATTGCGATTGATGAAGAAGCAGGACAGGTAGCCGATACTCTCGTTTCAGAGAACATCGTAAATATGTGGAGCAGAATGTTTGCGCCACTTCGCAAGAACGCTGTATGGCTGATTAACCAGGATTGCGAACCTCAACTGCATAGCATGTATGTAGCAGTTGGCGCTACTGGTGTTCCAGTCTATCTACCCGCTGGCGGATTATCCGCTTCACCGTACGCGACCCTTTATGGCCGTCCGGTAATTCCTGTTGAACATTGCCAGACCGTAGGAACCGTTGGAGATGTTATCTTCGCGGATCTTTCACAGTATTGGTTTATTGACAAAGGCACTATGCAGAAAGCAACCTCAATCCACGTTCAGTTTGTAACTGACGAAACAGCCTTCCGCTTCGTTTATCGTGCGGATGGACAATCTTCATGGCCAGGAACGCTAACCCCTGCAAATAGTGCAGTAACTCTCAGTCCGTTTATTGGTATTGAGAGCCGATAAGGAGAAATAAAATTATGAGTAACTTACAAATTCCGCAAGGAGCATTACTGATCAATGGTTTGAAACCTCAGACCAATGCAGGCATTTTGACTGGTGATTACATCAGCCTAAAGACGGCGCATAAAGTGTTTGTGATTTTCCATGTAGCTATGGGAGAAGCAACCCAGCCAGTATTGAGTTTGATGAAAGCGACTGCTGTTGCACCTACTGGGGCAGTAGCGGTAACAGCAACATTCCCAATTTGGTACAACCTGGATTGCGACACTGATCAATTCACACAGGCAACAGACGCAGCAACCTATACGCTTGACGTTGCACTGAAAACAAAACTGGTAATCTTCCAGGTTGACCCCTCTATTCTTGGGGCTTATGATTGCTTAGCTGGAAAAGTAGCAGCTTCAAATGTTGCGAATATCGTTGGGGTAACTTACCTGATCGAGAATCGTTACAAAGAAGCCGCACCGCCAGTTGTGATTACTGACTAACAAACGGGGGGAGAGATCCCCCCATACTATAAAGGAGTTTTACTATGACAGATATGGAACTATATTCAAGATGGTATGCAGGAAACATGATCATCTTTCCTGGGTTGCTTGGGAAAGGAAATGTATTCTTCGTTGATCCTGCCAATGGTGATGATGGCAACTCCGGTGCAAATGCAAATAATGCTAAAGCAACAATGCAGGCAGCCATTGATTTATGCGTAGACTGGCAGGGTGATCGAATTGTCCGCATGAAAGGAACAGAAACAGTTACAACGCCAGTGCTATTCAACAAGGCTGGAATCACAGTAACCGCGCAAGAACTCGTTTCACCTTACGGTGGAGGCGAGCGGTTTGTTACTTATGGATCACACACAGATGGACCGGCAGCGTTCATTACTGAACCATGCAGGCTTATTGGGCTTGGGTTCTGTGGCTCAGAAGCACTTGGAGCTTCAGTGGAAATGGACTGTGAAGAAGCAGGGGCTTGGGCGGGTGCATGGAACTTGATGCTAAATTGTAGATTCACTCACTGGGGTATTGCCAAAGCATACGGATTGATCATCAGGGGAACAGCAGAGAATGTCATTCGTGGTTGTATGTTTGATGGTCTGTGGACTGGCTACGGCGAAGCGGCTATTGGACTGGAAGATTCTGGCGCTCAAGGGGTGTGGAACCTAACCCTTGAGGATAATCGGTTCTATAACATCGGCGCTGGACAATATTGTATTCAGTTAGCAGCGGGTACGCACTTCTACCAAGGGCTTGTTTCTGGAAATAAAAACATTGGTTCGGCACTATTCTTTGCCGCTGCTGGTGAAGCCGGAACTGCAATGTTCTAT